CGGTGAATGTTTCGATGGCCGGGTGGTAGGGGCCTGCTGCTTGGCGGCGCTCGTAGTGCTGCATCAACTGGAACGCCAAGAAGCTGTTGTTAAGGAACCCCGCCAGCAAGTCCGAGGGGATGCCGGTGAAACCGATCACGATCATGATCGAATCGATCAACCATGCGGTCGTCGCATTGATCAAGTCGTTCAACCACTTCGGGCTGCGCCCCCCGATGATGTGCTGCCACCCCTTTTGGGTGTGGTCGCTGATCTGCGCCGACACGATCGCCGCGTCCTTACCCGCGTCCGGGACGACAACGATGGCGTAGGGGGCGACGAAGTTCACACCCAACAATTCGGCGGTGAACGCCCCCTCCGGAAGCGCGGGGTTCGGACCCCTTGGGTTGAGGAACGGATCCAACAACCCACCCAACAAGGACCCCTGCAAATCCACCACCGTGCGCAAAACGGAATCAATGACCGTCTTTGTAGGCCCAGTGATTTGGCTTCGGTCGACTGTTGAGAAGACGTAGGTGGGGCGGTCAAGGTTAGCCCAGCGGTCGGGCTGCGGATCACCAGGCAGCCACAAATCCATGCGGGTGTCCACACCGTATGCCTTGGTGATATCGGTGATCACGGAGGCACACGACTCCATACGCACTGTCCTCGCCACAAGCGGCGACGTGTCCAGGAACGGGTTCGTGCGCTTCACATAGATCGGGGTACGCAACACCCGCGACAACCCATTAAGACCGCCGCCGAACAACGCGTTGAACGCGGTCAGGATCCCGTTGAACCACGTCCGAATATCCGGGTTCAACGACCCCGCGTTGTTGACGAAACTGAACAAACCAGACTGGATCCGCAGGGCGCACTCGGCGACCATCGACTCCAAAACAGTTTGCAAACCCCAAATGAACACCGCGTGCGAAAACGGCTGAGCCTGAATCGGTAAATACCACGACGGCCAGATGATCAGGAACGACAAAATATCCCAGATGCCGCGCAGCTCAACGATTCCAGTCAGTTCACCCTTCTCATAGTTACGGGTGAACGTGTCCACGTAGAAGGCGTAACGTTGGCCGGCCGTTTCCACGGTGACACCAACGAGAGTGTTCTTACAGGCAGCGAAGTTCTGCCAAAACGGGCACGTCCCTTTAATGACCAGGCGGGCGGTGGGCACGTTATTACGCGGATCAGTTCCGGTGGCTTCCATCACCCACCCAGTCACGTCACCGATGGCCCGCCAGTAGGTGTCGTAGATGGTGAACCGGAAACTGGTGTCGACCTTGCTGCTGGCTTCAGCGATCTGCCTTGACAGTTGCGCGATCTGGTACTGGTCGCCTGATTGCAGCGTGTTAACCCAGCGGGCGATTTCGCCGCTGGTTGAAGGGACAGCCATTTACAAGGGGTAACGCCGAAGGGGGGTGCCGCTGCAGATGATGAGGGTGTCTGCGTTGCCGCCCACAACCTCAACCTTCACGAACTGCGAAACCGCCGGATTACCCGGTGATTTCGGCGGGATCGCGGAACGGTCAGAAAACCTACCTTTCATCAGCGAATACACGTTGCCCTGCGGCAGGGCGGGGGCGGAACCCCCACCGAAGATGCCGAAAATGGATTGCACGACTTGGAAGATCGGGTTCGCGCCGCCCAAACTGATGAACGACAACAATCCGTTCAGCGCCGCCTGGAAGATGCTGGCCTCTTGCGTGGACGGGGTCGCTGGTACGACTGCGAGGTCGTACACGTTGCGGTCCCGCGGATCCGTCCGCAACAACACGGCCTGATTCGCCACCAACGGCCCGAACTCCACATAGTCCGAAGATCCCGGCCCGTCATAGATTTTCAGTTTCGTGAACGGGCCGAACGCGGTGTAGTCGTAGTAGAGGGGTTGGTCACCGATGTTGGTGCACTGAAAGTAGCCGGACTGGTTGATGGTGGCGTTGTCGCCTGCCGTGATTTTTGTGACATGCGCGGGCGGCTTCTGCCCACCCGACGCTGCGGCAGCGTGAAAACCGAACCCGATCCCGCGATGGGACGAGTTCATGACAGAGCCGGTGCCGTTCTCCTTATGAGTGAGGACAGGGATTCCGTTGCGGTAAATTTTGAAGATCCGCGCACCCGACGCGCTTCCGCACACCAGGCGATACTTTTCGCCCCGCCTGGGTGGGAAGCCGATCCACTTCGACGTCAGCTTCGTTTTAACGAAGTTGTTGTAACGGGACAACTCAACCCAGCCGAACAGCCCATCCCTACCGATACGCGCACGGATCCCGTTGCCGTTCCAATTCCCCGACCCGTCGACACCCATGCGGCCCCAAATGTCATTGAACGGACCCCACGTGTAGTAGTTGGTTGGGATAGCGCCGAAACTTATTTCGATGACTTGGTTGTCGGTGTCGGTGTCAAAGTCCTTGTACGGTCCTATCACTGCGCTGCGGGCGGCGGTGCCGGAACGCGACCAGAACGCCACGCTGCCATTCGTGCGGGGGAACCCACCACCGGAACCCTCATAGAAATACGTGGGCCAGTTGACACCCATGTCGTTGGTGTCGGTGTAGGAGAAGTTCTCCACCATCGAGTCGTAGGCGAACTGGAAGCTCGAGGTGTCGTCGTAGGAGCGCCAGAACGCGTGATCCCCCCGCAGTCGGAGGGAAAGTTCTTGGCGGCGCGACTGCCCACCCATGAACGGGTTCGGCGGTGCCCCTTGGAACCAGCGCAGCGGCGCCCACCAATGCCCCATATCGTGGGTGAGGAAGTTCAGGGTGGCTTCCTGCTTCCCGTCAATGGAGGCAATCAGATCCCGCACTACCCGTTGGGTGTACTTGCCGTTGCGTCCCCGGCACACCACATCCAACTGGACTTCCGTCGGGTCGTACAGGGTGTCGATGTTGGTGACGCCGTCCTCGGTTGCGCCTTTCTGGTCGATGTGCTTCCACGGCGGGATCAGCCCCTTCAGCCCGCCGCGTTTGATTTGCACACTCTCCGGCGCGTCCGGGCGGGCAGGGATGGAATGCCCTCCCATCAGGTGGAAATCGATCGACCCGTCATACGCGGACAACCAGACTGTTGGCTGGTCACCTTTGGTGAGGAACCACCAGCCGTGGGGGGTGATCTCGTTCGCCGGGTAACGTTTCGTCATGGCATGGCCGCCGGAACGTACATGTTCTGCAAGTGGTAGGCGATGTCCTTACCTGTGCCGTCTTCTGTTGCGCGCTGATTGTTTACGGTGATGTTTTGCGTCGGCCCCGGCGGCGGACCCGAACCCTGCCCAGACGCTGGGGAGCCCGGGGGCTGTTGGCCTTCTTTCGGGTCGCGGGCGGGTTTACCTGCCATGTTCGGCAAAGCCGGTGCCGCACCTGCGATTCCGCCGAGGATGCGGGTGAACCAGTTCCGGTTCGCTAACTCCGAACCGCCTGTGGGCAGGAACGTGTCCATGAGTCCTTGGGTGGCGATACCCGCGACTTGGCCGCCGTACTGAATCGCCCTGTTGGCGAGTTTGATTCCCACCTGGGCTGCTTGTCCGGCACCGGGTGCGAGCATGTCCAACCCGCTGGCGGCCATTGACAATCCGGTGTCGAGGAGGCCGCCGGGGGCCATACCGACACCGCCGCTGCCGCTGCCCGCGTAGGGTTCGACACCCCCAATCGGGCTGCCGGCAGGGCTGCCTTGGGCGGGGTTTACCCCTGCTGTCGCCGAAGCGCCCAACCCGGGGCCGGCGGGGTTCGCACCCCAAATCGGGCCTTGACCGCCACCACCGACAATCCCGCCCGGGAGACTGGTGGGGCCTCCCCACGTGCCGGGAGCCTGACCCGGCGTACCCGGGCCGGGCATACCCGGGGCACCCGGTGCGCCGGGAGTGATGCCGGGGAAACCAAGTCCCGGTGCGCCCATTCCACCAACGATGGTGACCGGCAACGGAATCGGGAACGATGGCGCAGATGTGACCGACGCGACGCTCGGTCCACTGGGCCCCGACGGCGTGGTGGGGCTGAACGCAATCGGCATTCCGCTGGGGTTGATGTTGTTACTGCCGCCCGGCTTGTACCATGCGTGCACGTGGTCTTGGTGGTCCTGCGTCGGATTCCCGGTGTGCCCTGCGCTGTAGTCCTGCGGAGTCGGGCCGTGTCCGTACCCGTAGGTTTGGTTGTTGAAGATCGCGCCGTAGACGTTGGGGTCCGAGAGAACCTGCTGTAGAACCTGTTGGCCTGCAGTAATACTGGGCACCATGATGTCGAGCGCACCGTTCTGATGCTCGCCATATTGGTCGGCGGCGTGGTCGCCGACGGTCAAGCCTTTGCTTTGCCAGAAGGGCATCATGACCCGGTGCGCGAAGTCCCGTGCGGATTCGCCCGGCATGGGTGCGCCAGCTTGCGTCGTCGTCCCGCTTGGCATCAGTGCGGCGGGCCCTAGTGCCGAAGCTGTCGTCGACGCGCCGGTGGCGCTGCTGCTGGCCTCTGCCGCCTGCTGCCCCGCGTAGGTGTACTGCGGCCCGAACACACCTTGGGCACCGAGGATGCCCATCAACCCGAAACCGCCCTGCGCTTGACCGGGCGCGTTCGCGATAGCGTTCAACTGCCCCTCAAGCGGAGCCGCCGCAAGATTCGCCAAAAACTTGAACAGGTTCTCCGCGATCCCCGGAAGACCCTTCGTGATCCCAAGATCAGAGTCAAGCTTCGCGCCGATCTCCCCCATCTGATCGGCGTAACCCTTCAACGCCTTCGTGTTCTTCTGATAGAGGTTCTGCGCCGCATCCTGCAACCGCAGCTCCGCCTGCTGCTGCTGCTGCCTCGCTTGAATGACATCGTTTTCCGCTTTCGTGATGTCATCAGCGGTAGCAGTGTTGGATGCGCGTAACTGGTTGAGTCGGGCTTCTTTCTCCGCAATGTTGTGGCGGGCATCCATGTACGCGTTCTCGGCCGACACAATTTCCGCTGTCTGCGGCAACCCCGCATAACCGGCGGGGAGTGTCTGGTCGTACGGCACAGACGGCGCATCCGGCAGGCTGGTCGCGCTCTTCGTCGCTTCGGGTGGCGGGTTGCCCCACGTGTAGGGTTGGATCCGCATACTCGCCGACCCATTACCCAAACCGGACCCGATACCGGGCTGCCCCATCGGGACAGGCAGATTTCCGCCGAACGGTCCCGCTGTGGGGGCGAATCCCTGGGTGACGGCGGCGCGTAGCTGCGCGGCCGATAGTTTCCGCTCAGCGCGTTCCTGCGGGGAACCCAACAACCCGAACGCATCCAGCACGGGTGACAGGACCGCCGCGAACGCCTTCGTTGCCTGCATCGCGAAGTCAATCGCCTGCGCGACACCTTGCCACGCGGACGGGAACCGGGTGATCCCATCAATCAAGGGCGGGATCAGCAGCGACATTTCGTGGATGGCGGTGACGATGTCGGGCATGATCCGCTCACCCACAGGGGCCAACTGCAGGAACATTGTGGCGACGTCTTTAACGATGGGGCCGAACTGCTTCAACGTGTCCAGGCCGACCTGCAGCCACTCCTGGAACTGCCCCGTCCGGGTTGACTCACGAATGAATTCGGCGAATTCCTTCGCTAAATCGGCGGCACCCTTAGCCATATCCGGCAACACACTCGAGCCCGCCGACGCCAACTGCGCGAACGCGTCAGTCAGCGGCGCCATCGCCGGGGCCAGATTCTTCAACGCCGCGGTCAGATTCGATGTGAAGTCCTGCAACGCCTTCTGCGTCTCAGGTGTCATCAACTGATTCGTGACACCCATGAACATTTCGTTGAACGCGCCGGCGATGCCGGTGGTGGCCTGCTGAATCGTCGGCAACAGTGTGTTCGTCAACTGCTGCAGTTGCGGCCCCACACCGGCGAAAAGGGCATCCTGGGTGGCGTTCTTCAACTGGGTGAACGACGGCATTAACTGTTGAATCGCTAACGCTGCCTGCTGCGCCGCCGGGGACAACTGGCGGAGGTCTTCGGCGAACTTTTCCGGGTCGCCCATGTCTTTCAACGCATCCCCGAAGCCGAGGGTGGCGAGTTTCAGGGTTCCGAAAGCTGAAGCGGCCCCACCGATCACACCCGGCAGCAGCCCGATCGATCCCGCCGCGGCCGAGGCGACACCCGCAACGTTCACCAGAGCGACACCCAAACCAGCTACAGCCGCCGGACCCGCAACCCGGCCCAACGCGCCGATAGACGCACCCAATTGGGTGAAGGTCATACCCGCCGTTTCTCCAGCGGTTTGCGCATCCCGCACCACTGTCGTGAGGGACCGCATCGCGCTCTGCTGGTCACGTTGCGCTTTCGCCAACCGCTCATGGTGAACGATCAGCTTCTCCCGATCACCCCCACCATCCTTGACGGCGTTGTTGTAGTCCTTGAGTACCTTGTTGTACTTCTCCTGCTCGACACGAACCTTGCCGGTGGCGTTGGCGGCGCGGTCCATCGCCTTCTCAATCTTCGGAGACGCCGCCTCAATCCCCGACGAAAGAGCTTTGCCGCCCTGATCCCCAGTGCGCTCAAGCGCCCGTTGAAGATCATTCGCCGAATTCAACGCAGAACGGTTATCGAACCGTGTCATCACATCAACATGTACTGCCACAGTTCACCGCCCTTCATCGGTCGATAGCTTTCGACAACAAATTCTCGAGATCCATTGCCGCTTCGAGGTCTTCACGAGCCTCCAACGCGGCCTGCAACCGTTCCGGCGGCGCGATGAACACCTTCGGGATATAGGCGTTGTCCCCACCCGCATACTTCGCCGCCCGATTCAAAGCGACTTCCTTATGCGTTTCAGCGGCGATCTTCATCGCCTCCGACCAGTCACCGCCCCTACCGAACGGTGGCGGCGCTTCACGTTTGAACTCCGACTCATCAGTCAAACGGTTCACAAGGACAAGGAATTCGCGGCTACTCATCCGGCCTTGAAGCCAGTCCGCGATCCGCACCTGGTATTCGCGTCT